CAGCAGTTTAAAAAGTCTGGGACAGTCTCAGACGCTGCTAGATTATTTGAAAAATTTGTTTAAGGAGAATTAAATGACTGCACCTACAGGTACATATACAGTACACGACACAAGCTCAACTCGTGGTGGTTTACGGGAAGATCTTTCGGATATGATATACAATATCTCACCAACAGATACGCCTCTAATGAGTACTTTGGCTAAATCAAAAGCAACTGCCGTTTACCATGAGTGGCAGACTGACAGCCTTGCTGCTGCTACTACTGCTAACGCATTAGTTGAAGGCGATGACGCTGTAGCTACAACCGCTTCACCTACATTCCGTATTGGTAACTATACCCAGATCGTTGGTAAAACAATCCAGGTATCAGGTACTTTGGAAGCCGTAGACAAAGCTGGTCGCAAATCTCAGAAAGCCTATGAATTGGCTAAAGCATCTTCTGAAATCAAGCGTGATATTGAAACCATCCTTTTTGCTAACCAAGCAAGTACGGCTGGCTCAAGCTCATCTGCTCGTAAGATGGGTACTATGCTTGCATGGTTGAAGTCCAACACATCTTTTGGCACAAGCGGCGCTGATCCAACAACTGCTGGATCAACCACTCGTTCTGATGGTGTTGTTCGTACATTCACAGAAACAATCTTGAAAGAGATTATCCGTGAGGCGTACATCAACGGTGGTAATCCTAAAGTTCTGTATGTTTCGCCAATCGGCAAGCAGAAAGTATCTACTTTCACAGGTATTGCAGAGCAACGCTTCATGGCTCCTGGTGATGCTCCAAGCACCATCATTGGCGCTGCTGATGTGTATTTGAGCGACTTTGGTTCAATCTCGGTTGTTCCAGATCGTTTCATGCGTACCCGTGACGCAATCGTAGTTGATCCTGAGTATGCAGCATTGGCTTACTTGCGCCCATTCCAAACCGTTGAGTTGGCTAAGACTGGTGACTCTGAAAAGACCCAGTTAATTGCTGAGTTGACCTTGGAAATGCGTAATGAAGCTGCTCATGGTATCGCAGCAGACTTAGACTTCACTAAGTAATTGATGTAGAATAGGGGCGGGGAAACTCGCCTCTATTTCTATAGGTGTCCTGTGAAAAGACTACTGCAAGCAGACCAGTCAGCCAAAAAGGTATCGGTAGCGGCTGATGACGGTGAAGGCGGCTTAATCATTAGAACAAGCCAAGATGTTACCGAGATTGTAGAACAGAACAAAGCGCTATATAACGCTGGCTCTGTGCATGATAAATGGGGCGATCTTACAAAGGTTGCTAGTTTGCCATTTACGATTATTGATACCCTTAATCGCAAGGGTATTATGCGTGGCTTTGCCGTAATAAACGAGAAGGAATTTAGGAAGTTTCTAAATGACCCAGACAACCGTTTCTTCAGAACAAGACCAGGCATAGTATGAAAAAGAAAACTAAGGTAGCAATATGTGTCCCATGTAGGGATGAATTGATGTCAGGCTTTTGCTTTGACCTAGCTAAATTAGTGCAATACGAAGCATTACGAGGAAAAGTAGAGATTGAGCTACTGCAAATGCAGGGTACGCTTATCTTTACCCAGCGTGAACGATTGGCAGAAGAAGCCTTGAAATGGGGCGCAGAATACCTAATGTGGGTAGATTCTGACATGAGATTCCCTAAAGATACGCTGGAAGAAATGCTCAAACACAATGTAGATATTGTTGGTGTCAATGCGACAACTCGCAGAGAGCCAATCAAGCCTACCGCTTTAAACTTAGTAGTAAAAAATGCAGAAGAACATAGCTGGATTCCGATTGATTCGTTAAACAATAACGGCATCGAGAAATGCACAGCAGTAGGATTTGGATTTACATTGGTCAAGGCAGATGTATTTAAAAAAGTATCTCGCCCTTGGTTTAATGTAATGTGGAGCGATCATGGCGCAATCATAGGTGAGGATATTCACTTCTGTATTAAGTGCCAAGATACTGGTTACGATGTGTATGTAGATCACGACACATCCCGTCAAATTGGACATATAGGCACTCGATCATTCGGGTGGAAAGACATACAAAATGGGACTCTCGACATACTCAGACCTAAAAACAACGATAGCTAGTTATTTAGGTCGTTCTGATTTAACAACACAGATTCCTGACTTTATTCGCTTGGCAGAAGATCGCTTGCGCCGTGAGTTACGCATCCGTCAAATGCTTAAAGTAGTAACCGCCCCGACAACTGGTGGCGATGCAACCGTTTCATTACCTGCTGACTTCTTGCAGATTCGAGATATACACATTACTGGCAACCCAGTCTTTACGCTAGAGTATATGTCCCCATCGTCTTTCTTCCGTAACTCTCGCTCAGTAGATAGCGGAGTGCCAGTTAATTACACCGTATTGGCAAGCGAGTTCCAGCTTGCTCCTGTACCTGATTCTGCTTACACGCTAAAGATGCTTTACTACGCCAAGCCAGACTATATGTCAGACAGCGTTGCAAGTAATGTATTCCTAGCGAACTGTGCCGATGCCTTGCTGTATGGCGCTTTAGCAGAAGCCGAGCCTTACCTTATGAACGATGCCCGTATACAAGTCTGGGCTAGTTTGTATGACCGTTCTATCACCAATATAAATGTAGCAGACGAAGGCTCAGAGTACGCTGGAGTGCCGTTACGAATGATCGTTTCCTAAAGGAGCATTAAATGTCTGAATTTAGCAATTACCTAGAGAACGCACTCTTAAACGCAGTTCTCCGTAACACTACCTATACCAGCCCTACGACTTGTTTCGTAGGCTTGTTTACTTCTGATCCTACTGATGCTGGTAGCGGCACAGAGTGTACTGGCGGCTCTTACGCTCGTATCGCTGTATCGTTCAACGCCCCAACCAACGGTGTAGCTACAAACAGCGCAGATGTAACATTTAGCCAAGCTACTGACAACTGGGGAACAATCAGCCATATCGGTCTGCATGACGCAGTTACGACTGGCAACCTTTTGTTCCACACCATCCTAAACTCGTCTAAATCTATCGGTACAGGCGATCAGTTTAAGATCAATACTGGCGCTCTTACCTGCACACTTGACTAATGGCAGATGTTTGCGGGCCATTTAGCCTAGATCAGCTAGACCAGTTTGGAACATTAGACACTCTAGCTTTTTCGCTTGATTCAAGCGTATGGTTAACTGCGTGTATTAAAAGCGCAGACGCAGCAGTAAACAGTCAGGCAAGTGTTAATGCAAACGGATTATTGATTGCAGTTGGAAATGCTGACATTGTTGGCAGCGCAACAGTAACAAGCGATGCAATAAAAGTGTTGTTAGCAAATGCCGATATTACTGGCACAGCATTAGTAGAAACCCTTGGTTATGCTGTACGAAATGCAAACGCAGACATTATTGGTACGGCAGAAGTAAATGCAGAAGGAATCCGTAAAGTTATTGGCTCGGCTGAAATTACTGGTAGCGCCAATGTAGCTACAGACGGATACGCAATAAGAAGCGCAGAAAGCGAAATTAACGGCTCTGCAAGCGTTTCCAGCGACTCTACTAGGGTTAGGTATGCTGATGGTGAAATAAACGGCACAGCGAGCGTTGAGAGCGATTCAATTAGGCTTAGATTTGCTAACGCATTTATCGTTGGTAGCGCCAATGTAGAAGCCCTTGGTGGCATGACTTACCTTGGAAACGCAGAGATTGTAGGCAGCGCATCATTAAATTCGTTTGGCTATGTTCTTTTGCGTGGATTTGCAGAAATTAACGGTCAAGCTACTGTTGCGGCTAATGGGTTTAAGTTTGGCGAAGAATGGACAGTAGACCCTGCCGAAGATGATACATGGACAACGCAAGAAGCTGGCTCTAATAATTGGACTACGCAAAACGCTGGATCAGACACATGGACACCAGTTAATGCTGGCGATAATACATGGACTGAACAGACTACAGGGAATGAGCAATGGCAATTACAAGGATAAACTTTGGCGAATGGACTCCAGACCAGCCTGGCGTAACAGGGACAATGACCTCTGTTTTAAATACATCGCCATTGGCAAACGGATATGGCCCATTAGCTGATGTAGAGAACTTTTCTAATGCTGCCTCTGAAAACCTAAACGCT